AGTAAAAGGAGATACAGAGAATATAAGAATAGCACAAGGCAAGTACAAACTTCCTGAAACATTTAGGGAAACATTTAAACAAATAAAAACAGAAATAAAATGGCTCAAAAAGTAGTAATAGATTTAGAAGCTAAAACGGATGCAGCAGTTAAAGAGATTGCTCAATTAAAAAAAGAAATAGGAAAGCTTAATAAAGAAGTAGCAGCAGGTAATAAAGATACCAAAGAAGGTTTGAAGGATGTAGAAAAAGCATCTAATAAAACTGCAGGAGGTATTAAGAAAATAGGAGGAGCTTTAAAAGCAGCAGGAATTGGTTTAGCTATTGCTGCATTTGCTAAGTTTACTGAAATATTAAATCAGAATCAAAAAGTAACAGATTTCTTTTCTACAACATTTGAAGCATTATCTATAGCATTTAATGATTTTTTTAGTTTTATAGATTCCAATGCAGGAGTTATTATTGACGCTTTTAAGGGTTTATTTAGTGACCCTGTACAATCAATAAAAGATTTTGGAAGTGCTATCTATGATGGCTTAGTAGTTAGATTTGAACAGTTTAAAGAAACTTTAGGTTTTGTAGCTAAAGGAATAGGAGATTTGTTTAAAGGTAACTTTTCAGATGCCGTAGATAGTTTTAAACAAGCAGGAAAAGAAAGCATTGACGTTATTACAGGAGTTGATAAAAGTTATGAAGAAGTAACAACAACTATAGGAGAATATGTTAAAGGAACTATAAAAGCAGCAAAGTCAAATGTAGAATTAGAAAAAAGCGCACGACTTGCTGAAGCAGCTAATCAGGGCTTAATTGAAAAGTATGATAGACAAGCAGAACAATTAAGACAGATAAGAGATGATGAGAGTAAAAGTTTTGAAGATAGAATCAAAGCTAATGAAGATTTAGGTAAATTACTTGATGAACAAGAAACAGCTATGAAAGCTAATGCTCAAGCAAGAGTTAACCAAGCTGCAGTTGAACTTGAAAAAAATAAAGAAAATATTGATTTACAAGTAGCATATAGAGAAGCACTTAATGAACAGGCAGGAATAGAAGCACAAATTACAGGGTTTAGAAGTGAACAACAAACTAATACTAACTCACTATTAAGAGAACAAAAAGATTTACAAAATGAATTATCTCTTATTGGTAAAACAGAAAGAGAAATAGAACGCATAGAGTTGTTACAAGATTATGATGCTAAGAAAGCTTTAATAGAAAGAGAGATAGTTGATGAGGAAGAAAAAAACGAAATGTTAGTAGCATTAAAAAAAGATTATGATAATAAAATAAATAATCTTAACGAAGAATCTTCTGATAATGAAATTAAGTGGGCAAAGATGACAACTGACCAAAAGTTGCAATATGCTCAACAAGGTTTAGCAGGATTAGCAGCTAATTTAGGTAAAGAAACAGCAGCAGGAAAAGCAGCAGCTATAGCATCTACTTTAATATCAACTTATCAGGGAGCGCAAGACAGTTATAAATCTCTTGCAGGTATTCCAATAATTGGCCCTGCTTTAGGTTTTGCAGCAGCAGCAGCAGCAGTTGCGGGTGGTATGGCACAAGTTAAAGCAATATCATCAACACAAACACCACAAACTGCAGGTTTAGGTGGTGGTGGTTCACCTTCTGTGAGTACTCCTTCAACACCTGCACCTCCACAACCTCCTGCATTTAATTTAGTAGGAGCTTCAGGAACTAATCAATTAGCAGAAGCAATAGGAGGACAACAACAACAACCTGTTAAAGCGTTTGTGGTTAGTAATGATGTAACTACAGCACAAGAGTTAGATAGAAATATAGTTGATGGTGCTTCTATAGGATAAAATACAAAATATAAACTTTAAAACGATATATAATTATGAAGATAGTAGAACTTATTTTAGATGAAAATGAGGAGCTAAATGGGATTGAAGCAATAAGCATTGTTGAGAATCCTGCAATCGAAGAAGATTTCGTTGCTTTAAAAAGTGATGAGATAAAATTAGCAGAAGTCAACCAAGAAAAGAGAATCTTAATGGGAGCTTTATTAATCCCTAACAAACCTATATACAGAAGGAGTGGAGAAGATGAATATTATATATACTTCTCTAAAGATACGGTTTTAAAAGCATCCCAAATGTATTTAATGAAAGGCAACCAAAACAACTCAACTTTAGAACATCAATATTCTCTAAATGGCTTGTCTCTTGTTGAAAGTTGGATAGTAGAGGATGATGTACACGATAAATCCAGAAAGTATGATATGAGTGTTCCTGTAGGCACTTGGATGGGTACGGTTAAAGTAAACAACGAAGATGTATGGAAAGATTATGTAAAAACAGGTAAAGTTAAAGGGTTTAGTATTGAGGGGTATTTTGTAGATAAAATGGAAAGACCTAAAGACAAAACTATAAATGACTTAGCAAAGATTGAAGAAGAAGAAGCACAAGAGTTATTATCAACTATTAAAGGAATCATAAAGGGCGATAAAAGAACAAAGAATGGAAAGAAGATGATAATGGAATCATATAACGATTATCCTAATACAGTTAAGAATAATGCTATAAGAGGTTTAGAACTTAACAAAAAAGTAAACAATAAATGTGCTACGCAAGTTGGTAAGATTAGAGCGCAGCAATTAGCACAAGGAAAACCAATAAGTAAAGAAACTATAAAACGTATGTATTCTTATTTGTCAAGAGCAGAAGAATATTATAACGAATCAGATACAGAAGCGTGTGGGACTATATCTTATTTACTTTGGGGAGGTTTATCAGGCAAAAGATATGCAGCTAAAAAACTTAAAGAATTTGGAGAGTTAGAATTAGCTTCAATGGAAGTAAACGAGGATTATGCAATCATAGACGATAGATTGGCTTATTCAACAAAAGAGAAAGCTATGGAAATGGCAAACGACTTAGGATGTGATAAATATCACGAACACGAATACGAAGGTAAGATATGGTATATGCCTTGTGAAAAGCACTCTTTAAAAGCACCTTGTCAATCAGGATATGAACAGTATGGAATGAAAAGAAAAAACGGAAGATTAGTACCTAATTGTATTCCAATAAAATAATTATGGATGATACTACTTATAATGTAAGTCCACAAGGTGGAAACAGAGCTTGTCTTTGTTGGGATAAAGAAACCTATAGTATTGAGTGTTGTGATGGTTCATTACACGCACAAGGTATAGGAAGTATAAAAAGAAACTCATAAAATATATAAAAATGAATCCAATAAGTAAAAAAATTATTAACAAATTATCTCAAGAAGATAAAACAGAATTAAAGTCAGAAAAAGTAGAGTTGGGTATTGTACAAGATTTTAATAAAATAGCAAGTAGGTTAAAAAGTGGAAATTCAACTTTAAATAAAGCTGCTCAAAATTTTGTTGATGATTTATCCAATTTTGGTAAACTAAGAAATAAATTAGACAGTTCTTTTGGCAGAGCTGAAACTTTTGCAAATCAAATTGAAGATGATTTAAAAGAAATACAGGATAAAGCAGATGAAATAGCAGTAAAAGCTAAAGAACTTGGAGTAGCACCAAAAGATTTAGGTATTGATATTAGTATTGTAAAAAATATTGATGACATAGAAGATACTATAAAAAGTATTCGCAGAAACTCAAGTGATGCTAAAAAAATAATTAATGTAATCTAAAGTAATATAACTATGAATCCAAGAATATTAAAATCAGTTTATAATAAGATAAACAAAGAGGAATTAAAATCAGAAAAAGTTGAATTGTCTTTAGTTGATGATTTAAAAAAAAGAGGAGATGCTCTATTAAAATCAGTATCAAAGGCAGATAATATTTGGAAAGATTATCAAGATTATTTAAGTAAGGCAGATAAACCATTTTCTAAAATGATAAAAGCTTATAATGATTTAGATAGTGATGTGAAGTTTGCAGAAGGCATAGCAAAAAGATTTGAAAAAGCAGGGAAGGAATTAGGAGTAGATATAAATAACAATAAAGATTTTAAAAATATAGAAAGAAATATAAAAACATCTAAGGATATAATGAACACAATAAATAGTTTCAAAGACCCTTCAAGTTTTCAATAAAATTTAAAAATGCAAAATAATTAACTAAATACGATATATTAATATGAAACCTATGGAAATGTTAAATCAAATCAAAAGTGTTTTAGGAGTAGAACTTTCTACAGAAGAAAAGATAAACCTAGAACAAATGAAACTAGAAAATGGTACTGTTTTAGAAGCAGAATCATTTGAATCAGGAAAAGAAGTGTTTATCTTAACTGATGACGACAAAGTAGCTTTACCAATCGGAGAATACGAAATGGAACAAGATGGTAAGATACTAGTAGTTGTAGAAGACGGTATTATTTCAGAAATCAAAGACAAAGAAGAAGAAGTTGTAGAGGAAGAAGTTGTTGAAGAAGAAGAATTAAAAGAAGAAGATAAATACGCTACTAAACAAGAACTTGCAGAAATTAAATCTATGGTAGAAGAAATCAAAGAATTAATGCAAGAAGATAAAAAAGAAGAAATGCACAGGGAAGAAGAATTGATGTCACAAAAAATGACAGAACTTGCTTGTCAAGAAGATGAAGCACTAAAAGAAGAATTATCAAAACCTGCTTCTGAACCTATTAAACATTCTCCTGAAGCTAAAGAGGAGTTAAACAAAGTTGTTTATTCTCAAAAGAGAAACTTAACAACTAAAGATATAGTATTTAGCAAAATAGCAAACTTTTAAAATAAAAATTAATAAAACTTAAAATTAAATTAAATTATGGCAACTACAGTTTCAATAACAAGTACTTATGCAGGTGAGTTTTCAGGGAAGTATATTTCTGCTGCTCTTTTAAGTTCTCCTACATTAGAAAGAGGTAACATCGAAATCAAACCTAACGTAAAGTTTAAAGATGTAATCAAAAAAGTAGCAACAGATGCTAACGTAATCAAAGACGCTACTTGTGACTTTACTGACACAGCAACAGTAACTTTAACAGAAAGAATCCTACAACCAGAGCAATTCCAAGTAAACTTAGAGCTTTGTAAGAAAGATTTTATCTCAGATTGGGAAGCAATTTCTATGGGATACAGTTCTTTGAATGACAAATTACCTCCAAAGTTTTCTGACTTTATGATTGGTCACGTTGCAGGTCTTGTAGCAGAAAAGAATGAGCAAAACATTTGGGGTGGTGTAAATGGTAACGCAGGTGAGTTTGACGGAATCACAGTATTAGCAGCAGCAGACGGAGACGTTAACGATGCAGCTAACGGTGGTGAAACTGCTTTCAGTTCAACTAACATTATCAGTTTATTAGAAAACGTAGTAGATTCACTTCCTTCAGGAGTATATGGAAAAGAAGATTTAAAAATCTACGTTCCTACAATCGCTTGGCAATCATATATAAGACAACTAGGAGGATACGCTGCAAATGGCGTAGGAGGTTCTGGTGTTGATAATAGAGGTGGATTATGGTACAACCAAGGTAATGCACTTTCTTTCGATGGTATCGAAGTTGTATTAGCTCCAGGTATGCCATCTAACCATATCGTAGCAGGACAAAAATCTAACATTTACTTCGGTACAGGTCTTTTATCTGACCACAACGAAGTTAAATTATTAGATATGGCTGACCTTGACGGTTCTCAAAACGTAAGAGTAGTGATGAGATTCTCAGCAGGTGTACAATACGGAATAGGAAGTGACCTATCTTTATTGACACTAGCTTAATAAATTGTTTAACATAGAGGGGTAGGTGGGTTAAACCTACTTACCCTTTCTTATAAAAATTATAATAATATGGCTTGTACATTAACAACAGGAAGAAATATACCTTGTAAATCATCAGTAGGTGGACTTAAAACAGTTTACTTTGCTGATTATGGTCTTACTGTTACTGATAATTCTTCAGATGCAGAAAAAGTAGATATAGGTGGAACGCCTGACTTTTTTCAATACGACCTTAAAGGTAGTTCATCTATGGAAACAGCAGTAAACAGCTCAAGAGAAAACGGTACTACTTTCTTTGAAACAACTTTAAATATTTCATTACAACTATTAGATAGTAAAACACAAGAAGAATTAAAAATTATAGCTTTAGGACGACCACAAATCGTTATAGAAGATTACAATGGTAATTTCTTTTTAATGGGTAGAGAACACGGATGCGAGGTATCTGGTGGTTCATTCACAAGTGGAGCTGCAATGGCAGATGCAAGTTCATTCTCTTTGACATTAACAGCTCAAGAAGTATCAGCTCCTGCATTTTGTGCAGATTCTACTGATATTACTGGAAATGTAAATGCAGCTAAGATATCACCTGCAACTCCTAGTAACGGATAATAAATAATTAAGTTAAAAATTAAGGGGACTATATGTCCTCTTTTTTTTTTGCTTATAACACAAAATATCGTTTTTTTTTCGATATATAAGTATGAAGAAACTTACTACAAGTGCATCTGCTCAAGTTATAAAGATTATACCTAGAAGTTATGTTACTTCTGCAACTACTTTGAATGTAAGAGATGATTCATTAAATGATGAATTTAGTTTTACTGTAACACCAACAATAGATGGCAATTATTTAAGTATTTCTAACGCTTATACATCTTCAGGAAATTCAATATTAAAAGAGGGTAGAACATATGACTTAGAATTGTTAGACACTTCTTCTAATATAATATATAAAGATAAAGTATTCTGTACAGACCAAACTATAAACCAAGGTAACAATGATTATTATTCTATTAATGATGGTCAATTTACTTTTGATAGTACAGCAGGTTCTCACGATAACGATTACATAATAATATGAACGATTTAAGAATAGTAAATTTAAGTACTTACACAAGTCCTAAAATAAAAGAAGTTAGCAATAGAGATTGGATTTCTTACGGAGAGGACAATAATTACTTCCAATATCTTATAGACAGGTATAACGGAAGTCCAACAAATAACGCTATAATTAATGCAGTATCTTCTATGATATATGGTAAAGGATTAGATGCAACTAATTCAAATAAAAAACCAGAACAATATGCACAGATGATTTCATTATTTGACAATGATAGCGTAAGAAGATTATCATATGATTTAAAATTAATGGGTCAATGTGCTATACAGGTTATTTATTCTAAAGATAGAACTAAGATAGCACAGATTGAGCATATGCCAGTAGAAACACTTAGAGCTGAGAAGTGTAATGAAAAAGGAGATATAGAGGGATATTATTACTGGAAAGATTGGAATAAAATTAAACCTTCTGATAAACCTTTAAGAATACCTGCATTTGGTACGAGTAATGAAGCTATAGAGATACTATATGTTAAACCATATCGTTCAGGATATTACTATTATAGTCCTGTAGATTACCAAGGTGGTTTACAATATGCAGAGTTAGAAGAAGAAGTATCTAATTTTCATTTAAACAACATCTTAAATGGTATGTCTCCTTCTATGTTAATTAACTTCAATAACGGTACTCCTAATGCAGAGGAAAGACGTCTTATAGAACAAAGAATATATAATAAGTTTAGTGGGTCAAGTAATGCAGGTAAGTTCATATTAGCTTTTAATGATAATGCAGAAAGTGCTGCAAGTATAGAACCTGTACAACTTAGTGATGCACATAACCAATACCAATTCTTGTCTGAAGAATCAACTAAAAAGATAATGGTAGCTCATAGGGTCGTTTCTCCGATGCTTTTAGGTATCAAAGACCAGTCAGGGTTAGGAAACAACGCAGACGAGCTTAAAACGGCTTCTACGTTAATGGACAATACTGTTATACGACCATTCCAAAACCTTTTAATTGATGCCTTTGATAAAATCTTAGCTTTTAATGGTATATCACTTCATTTATATTTTAAGACATTACAACCTTTAGAGTTTACTGAAATTAAGCACGTAGTAGATGAAGAAACAAGAGAAGAAGAAACTGGAGTTAAATTAAGTGAAACCTTAAATGACAAAGAACATTCTGAAATAGCAGATGATTTAATTTCTATTAGTGATGAAATGGGTGATGATTGGATTCTAATTGATGAAAGTATTGCAGGAGATAATGAAGATGAAATTAAAAACTACTTTGAATTTGCTACAGTTGTCACAGGAGATGCAAGAAAAAAGAGTAAACAAGATTCAAGTTTATTTAGAATAAGATATGCTTACGCAGGTGATATAGAATCTAATACTAGAGAGTTTTGTAAAAAAATGGTAAATGCTAGTAAAGCAGGTAAAGTATATAGATGGGAAGATTTACAAGGTCAAAAAGATAATAATCCTGGATTTGGTGTAGGAGGTAGAGAGAAAATGAATATATGGCTTTATAAAGGTGGCCCAAATTGTAAACACGTTTGGCTACGTAGAGTTTATTTAAAGAAAGGTAATAAGAAAATATCTGTAGGTAAAGCAAGAAAAATAATATCTAGTTTACCATTAGATGATAGAAAAGAGGCAAGATTTGAAGGACCATCTGCTGCTAAAAAATATAAGAATCCTAAAGAAGTAGCACAAAGACCTATAGATATGCCAAACAATGGTTATAAAAATCCAAGATAAAGATATTAAATATGGCAACAGCATTATTCATAAAACCAATAGACATAAAAAGAAACACTATCATAGATGGTTCAGTTGACGTAGATAAATTTATTCAATTTATAAAAATAGCTCAACAAATACACGTAAGGAATTATTTAGGTTCTGATTTATATAACAAGATTAGTAGTGATATTATAGCAGATAGTTTAACTGGAGATTATTTAAGTTTAGTAAACACTTATATACAACCTATGCTTATTCACTTTGCTATGGTAGATTACTTACCTTTTGCAGCTTACCAAGTAAAGAACGGAGGAGTATTTAAACACTCATCAGAAAACAGCGAAACAGTAAGTAAAAATGAAGTAGATTATTTAGTAAATAAAGAAAGAGAATTTGCAGAATATTATACAAGACGCTTTATAGATTATATGGCTAATAATCAAAATTTATTTCCTGAATATACAAGTAACACTAATGAGGATATTAATCCTGATAAAGATGCAACATTCAACGGATGGGTATTATAAAGAAGATTTACAAACCAAAAGAGGGGAACGTAAAGAAATTATTAACTTATTTAAAAAGCAATAATGGCTACATTAACAAGCACGAAAATAAAAAACACATATGATGCGTTATTAAAGTCAATAGACAATGATGCAATAGGTTCTACAGCAAAACAAATAACAGACGGTTTAGGAAATACAACGCCATTATACGTATCAACAACTCAAGTGGGTATAGGAGTTACTCCAGAATCAGGATTAAATCTACACGTTTACGGAGATGCAAAAATAGGAAGCAATTTAACTGTAATAGGAAA